ATAGGGCAGGAATTAAACTACTGAGAGCGAAGATTATTTATTCACAATAGAAGAAGTACCACCAAATTTGACGAAGAACCCTTTTTACTTATAGATTAATCGTAAAAAAAATATAATCACTTAGAAAAGAGATAGTTGTATTTCCTTATTTACCTCTTTTATCATCTTTTTCCGATTTCGATAGTCATACTTCTTTATCGCATCATAATTTATTGCGTTATTTTTAATGTTATACGCCATCAAAAACGCTTTTATAATCTTATCCTGTTTGAATCCTTTCTCATATCCCGCAACAAAATATTCGCGAATACGAAGACGGAAAGATGCTTCAATGTAATCCTGCAACATCCTTTGTTTCCATTCAGGAATATACAGAAAGTTTTCATTTAAAATGAAATGATTCCATTCCTGTGTTGGCAAATATAATGTAATTGGATTCTCTTTCAAAGGAAGACGTGGCGGGCGGTCTTTTATTGTCACCATTGCTTGAATCATTTTTCCGAGATCATTAGTGGTTGCTACCATTACCCCACCTTCTTTTCTACACCCAAACTCATGATATAAGTAATCATGTAAATAGGGTGCCAGTTCTATTGTTACACTTGGTTTTTCCATATTACTTGTTTTTTTAAATAATTTCCCATACTAGCTTACAACCTACAACTAGCAATCAAAGCATTGTATATAAGCATATTACATCTAGTCTACCGGTTGTAACCACTTATATGGTTGTAAGTGGTTGTAAGTAGGTTGTAAGTGAATACCAAACTACGCACTTACAACCTTTTCACATCTGATTATCAACATATTAAAACGCATATATTATAAAGGTTGTAAGGTTGTAACCACATTTTCAATTATTTTTCTCTTAAATAGTTTTTTATATATTAGACCTTATGATCTAATATACATATATACAAATATCTGATTAATAGAGTTGTACTACCTTATATCCATAACGTGTACCCATTCCCGGCAATTTCTTACCTATACGTTCATATCCTAACTGGCGCAATGCCTGCCCGATAGTAATATCGTCAATGCGGGTCATTGAGCTAGTTATCTTTCGTGCAGCTTTCAGTTCCCGAACGATGTCCATCGGCATGCGGAACAAAGACTCTTCATCTTCTTCCGGCTTCCGGTACCATTCCTTCACCAATTTATATGCGGTGGATTCAATCACATACTTTGCGTTATATTCTTGGAAATCATCATAATCTTTTCGATTAAAGGTATAATCAAAAGTTCCATTATACAAGGTCATAGCTTCCGCCCAAAGCTGATCCACGTCCACGGCTTCTCTGTAATCCCCGATCTCGTCAATCTCAATAGCGGCTATTCTACGGAGAAGACCGGAATCTGAATTAAACAGAAACCCTCCCATCTCCTGTGTCTTATTACTTGTGAAAGCACAGGAAGCAATACGTTGCATCTTTGTGGTGAAACTTTCTCCTGGCAACTTGATATCCACCATGAGCCGGCTCATATTATTTTTAAAACTGTTCTCTGTTGACTTTGTTATTCCAACAAACTCATCAAAGTTGATAATAAAGCGGGAAACAAAACACTCTGTCATTCTGAATATACGTTCGTCTTTATCCGAAACAACGTAATACTCTTCCAAACATCGTGGTACCAAAAATTCAATCAGTGTCGTCTTGCCTATTCCGCCTTGAGCATTAACAAATCCAATTGCTACATCATTCTGCCTCTTACCATATACTTGTGCAACTACAGCTACCAACCACTTTTTTATTAGGTATTTCATCCGGTTTTGATAAAATTCCGTATCATCTTTATCTTTAAAGTCGTGTGCCCGGAGAAAGCTGCAATACAAATCTATTTGGCTGACACCGTTCCATTTGTTTTGTAAACCATCAAAATACTCTGTAACCGGATTATATGCTGTCATCTGATTAGGAGAAGTCAATATAGCCTTTAATAACGACTTGCTACAGGCCAAACCATCATCAATCATATGCATATAGATATCATTTTCTGTGATTGATGTAGTGTATTCACGTTCCTTACTCTCAATATACGATTTTGAGTGGTCGAATATATTAATCTTAATTTCATAGTTCATATCCAACCACTCCTTTACCGCTTGTACTTTTCCAGCAGCTTTGGCAGCCGAAGAAGTTTTTGCCAATTCTCTCTTAGCCATTATTTCCCCATCTTAATCGGCGGTTTTCTCCTGGGAGTTCCACCACATTAAACATTTCGTCCATTCTCGTTCGGATGAAATTACCATACCTTTGCGCAGTAACCTTTCCTTTTACATCTCTTGCAGCTTCAAGTGTATCAAGAGTAAAGTTCGAAGTAGCATAAGTCCTACCGCCATATTCATACCTGATAGCAAACAGGTCTATAACCGGCTTGACTACATTTCCATAGTCTTTCATCTCCAAATTTTCACGTCCCAACTCATCAATAAACAAAGGTCTTTCTCTTAGGCCAGTAATTCCACCTTCAGATTGAAGTAATTCTATCAGTTGCTTTGCATGAATAGTTTCAGTTATCTTACGAGTGAGATAATCCTGTACAGACAAATAGGAGTACATCAATAAGGATTTGCCGCATCCGACTTTTCCCATCAAATATATGCCTTTATGTACATTCCACTTGCAATTCCCCACATCTCCGGTCAGATAATAATATAACTGACGAATTATGTCCTTATTGTACTGGTCAACAATGAATGTTGACTTAATACCTCTTTGCATCATTATAGCTTCTGCCTTTGCTTTCAATAGCGTCCAAAACTCGATGTCAGAAATATGAGAATAATGAAAAGCCCATAGCTCCCGATCCAGTTCTTGCTGCTTTTGTTTGCAGGTATTAATGAAGTCACTAAAAGTCGCTGTCATGGGTTATTTCTTTAGGTGGGTTAGTATAGCTATTATCAGTCACTTTAAAAAACTTAGGATAACTACCAGCCATAGCGAAGTTCAAATATCTAATTGCTATATCCGGGCTTCCTTCACTTATTTCATCAAGATAGTCCAAAACCTTCTGTTCTTCTCTGCTTTTATAGGTCTTACCAAACGTTTCAAGACGGTATTCTTTCCAATATTGCCAAGTCTGCAGAAACTCTTCTTCTTCGAATGGTAGTTTGATTTCAATCGGCTCTATGGGATTCTGCATTAATTCGTCAAACTTCATTGCCTGCTCCTTCAGTTTATCCCATTCTTTGATAAACTTTGCTATTTTTTGTTGTGCAATAGCAGGAATACCGCCATCAATATAAGCATTAAACTCATTAGTGGCACATTCAAACTGTTTCCATAATATATTCCAAACTTTCTGCATATCTTCAGCTATTTAAGTCATTCTAAAAAAGACCGGGGATTTCACCCGGTCCCAATGAACAAACCCAAACTGGGGCTGATACCCAACAGCTCTCCTTAAAGCTGGCATATTAAAGTTAGTTATTCATAATTGACTCCTGACGGAGCATTTTTTACACAAATACTTGAAGGTTTATAAAGAACTTGCAAGTTCATTCAGTTTTAGCCATTTTCTTCAATATCTTTCTGAATTTCATTATATTCCTTAATGGCTTCGTTTAGAGCTTTAATAGGCGTCATCCCTTTATAGGCATTCCACAAAGCAGAGGTTATAATTTCGATTTCTGCATTTCTTTCTTTGATTGCATTCAGCAACCCTTCTATTACATATTGTTCCAACATTATTATTTAGTATTATTCAGCCAATCCAAAGCATTTTGCAAGTTTTCGGTATAATCTGCATTATATACATATGAAACTTCATCACCTCTTACATATTCACGGTCATTGTCAGTTTCTCCTAATATAAACTCCATATTTGAGGTTCCTAATCGATGTACACCTATACAATAGGTTGTTCCTACACGTTTCTTGCTCTTTTTAATTGCTAAAAGAAAAATTCTTTGTTCCATATCTATCCCTTTATTAATCAATTATTTCAAATGTAACTTTCACTTTTCTAATTAAAACGGAAGGTCATCACCCAGCGCCGGACGACAATCTCTAACCGTAAACTTGTTTACTTCAAAAGACTTGATAGAGCAAAGAACATAAGCCTTTCTATTCGAAGATTCAGCTAATCGTTTAGCCTCTGTCTCTGCACTTGTCAAATCGCTGTGTTTATACGCCGGGGTATGTTCACCCTCTACATATACCATAAAGAAAAAATCTTCTTTCTCATTCATATTTATTTGGTTTTACGTTAATTGCTTTACCTTAACCTCTTTGAGAACATAAAGAGGACTTTCTTTACTACATTCAGCCAGTATTTCTTGTATCAATCTTCCGTGTGACCTCTCCAAAGAAATAGGCGAGAATGTTCCATCAGAATTTTTCTGAAATAACAGGATTGCGCCATCTTTCAGATTTTCAAATGCAGTGTTCAGGGGTGAAACATCTATCTTACTCATATCTATTCTGATTTGAATTATTTTTCTTCTGATAATTTCTTTCCGCAAAACGGGCAAAAAGGATAAGCAATAGATATAGTACTCTCCGTTTTATTAAATGTACCATCCTTTTTCTTTTTCCGGTAAGTTGCTTCTATTACTGGCTTCTTTTCAAAAGACGGCATGGCGTACATATAATTTAAAGATGCTTCCGGGTCATCGGTCTTTTCTTTCAAATTCGCTTCTACTTTATCAAAACAGTCACACATATTCCATTACGTTTGCCTATACAGCATTAGGTTCAAGTTTATTCTTGTTAAATTCTATATTTGTCGAATAACTTTTTAAGTTCTTCCTCAAATTCAGCCTCTTGTTCTCTGGATATATAAATCAGAGTTTTGTCATTAACCTTGATTTTTGCTTCATATTCGTCTATTTCTTCCAAAACGAATTCAACACCAATGTTTTCATAAATTGTTCTTGCCATTTTTACTCCTTTCTGATTTGAATTAATAAAAAGTCTCAATGCCTCTTTCAAGTAACAACTCCATTACTGGTGGCGTTACTGCATTTCCGAGCTGTTTGACCTTATCTTTTCCAGTTCCACATATGACATAATCCGATTCGAAAGCCATAGCTGCCTGAACTTCGTGAGGAAATAGCATTCTATAAGTACACTCGTTTATATCAATGTTTTTAGGAGTAGACAAAACAAGTGCTACGCGGTCTTTTGTTGGAATAGTTCCAACTGGATCGAATATTCCGGATGCTTGATTATTTCCATAATAATAAGAAAGAAATGCATTCACAGCTTCGGTGGATGCTATTCCGTGCGTAATCATGGATGTTTGGGTACTTAATGCCTGGTTGATATCCCTGGCATTCGATTGGCCTCGATTTTCAACGATAAACGGAACTCTTAAAAGTGCATGAGAATCCACAGTAGTCATTGTTCCAAGAACTTGATCGATGGGTATTGGTGCATTCTTCGGATTGAAATTACCGCCGTAGTTCTTTATTATCATTGGGATACCGACGAAACCGTGATGGTTATCTCCGGAAAGTACCGTCGAAACGTGTTCATTTAACGGTCGGCACTTACCATTTTTATTATGTTCATCAATCAACATAGGCACTCCGACAACACCATAATTATGTTGCGTAGTCATTGTATACTCAGGTGATGTTATCGGCACTATATCACCACCGTATGAACCTTTGGTGACTAGTGCTGCAACTTGTCTGGTGGTCTGGGTGTAGATGGGATCAGATATGCCAGATGCACGGTTTAGTACGCTGGAATTATCTGTATAAATAACAAAACTTGAATCAGAACATTTATTTAATCCCCATTCGATACGCTTCATTGTGTTGTCAGCTAGTGGCTTCTTTCTATCTCCAATTCTCTCTCCGGGCTTCGACCAGTCAATAACATTGAATGCCGAATAATAATATGGTTCAACTTCATTTGTACAGCGTGGACAACGATAGATATATTGTTGTCGGTATTTCCCAAACTTCTTTTTGGAATTCTTCCAGCTCTGTATAGATTCAACTTCTTTCCCACAAGATTTACAATAAGCTTTAGGGCAGAAATTCAAATCCGGAGCCATGTTTCCTTTCCTCCAAAATATAACATACATTCTATCTCTGCTTTGAGGAGTAGGCAATGCATGCATTGAATTTAGATAAACACATTTATGCTCATACCCTAAATTGTGCATTGCGTGCAACCAAGCATCCCACATTACCCATTGCCGTGCTTCAACTACATTCTCAACTATGATAAGGTTATATTTATGATATTCTGCAAAACGAGGAACATCCCACATTGTTGCCCGTGATCGTTCCGCTGCCGGGTCAATTGTTAGATCACCAAATAATGTATTAGTTTGCTGATACTTCCTTTTCACACCTTTTGCAAGAGAATGATTTGTACATTCAGGAGAAGTTATTAATATATCGGTACTTTGATAACGTCGTGGGTCAACAGCTTGTATATCGGCACAATCATGGTCAGCTTCCGGAAAGTTAGTATTGTGGGTTTCTACGGCCAGCTTCCAATGATTCATTGCCAACTTTACTTCTAAGCCGCCACCCATTTTTCGGGATAACTTGCGTGCGCCTTGCGATGATCCGCCGGCACCACAGAATTGATCTGTAACGGTTAAGTAACTATTCTTTATGCTCATTTCTAAGTTGCTTGATTTATTTAAATAATCTTTCTTGTAAATCGTATCCGAACTTCTTTATTTCTCGTTCTCGTAGAAGGCTTCGCTCTTCTTCCATTCCTGGTAAAACAACGACTTTTACTTCATCATTGATTTGGTATCCGTTTTTCCTAAGCCGATACCGGAGATTGTTTAACTTCCTCTGTCTTTTCTTTTCCATCAAAATCCAATTTTTGTTCTCCTTCCCATTTTAATAGGATATAGTAAAAATCAGCTTGCATTACATCAGGCACTTTATTCATGTACATTCGCTTCATCATATTTACGAATGCTCCCGGTTCATACCCCGTATCAAGGAAACTTATAAATTCATTCACCCGATAAAGCTTCATTATACGCATGCCTTTAATCGTTGCAGTTCCAATGTATTGTCCTTTCAACTCAATACGATACGTTTTGTTAATCTGATACTTGGCAGTAGCAAGACGAAAAGTCGTGAAGCATTTACATTTTAATTTTCCGTTCCAACCATCTGAGAATCTAATCACATCCATCTTTATTCTCCTTTCCCCTGATGAATGTTATTTGTTGGCATAGCCTGCTCTACAAATTGGAATAAAAACTGTGGAATATCCTCAATAATCTGAGTTAAACTATTCTCTTCAATTAGCTTGATAGTTACTGTACTCATAGATTCATCTATTGATGATACATTTTTCACCTCTACATAAGAGAGATTATTTAGTGCATCAATAAAAGGAAGATACCTCATTACATCAAAAGCAGCTACGCAATTCAATACATTATTAGAGGTAGGCTTCGGAATCCAAAATACATCTTCGTTATTCCGGTTCTGAAGAGTTACAAAAGGTTTGTTCTTTGCATCCATAATAATAAGTTTATTAGTTAGTAAATCGTCGTTCGAAGCCGGGAATCGAACCCGGAAAATGCTAAATTATTGTAGATTATTAGCATGCCAGTAAGAAATCATCTCTCCTACGTTCCTTGCTCCGATTTTAGCTTTGATATTTTCACGATGTCGGTTAACAGTCAAAATAGATATTGATAATTCAGAAGCTATATCTTCTGCTGTCAGATGGTTAGCTATTAATCGAAAGACTTCTATTTCTCTTTCAGAAAGTTTAGTAGAAAGCTTAGGTTTACAGATAACACCTTCAAAGATGCATTCTCCTCTTAATGGACATTTAACCTCTTCAAATTGAAGTCTGCCCAAGTAATCAATATCATATTTGTTTTGGTCATATTCTCCGAAATTACAACGAGCAAACCGATGCGCTACCTTATACTCATAAAATGATTTGTTTCTATTACTTTTTGAATATAATTCCATCAAGGCCGCATGAGCATTAGGATATCTGTCGCGAATGATGGCAAGCAACCAAGCTACTATCTCATAATCAGTTTCTTCAAAAAGACGAGCGGCTTTACCTTCTTCTTTCAACATAACATCCCCTTCAGGAGTATTATAAAATTCTATATTAACAAACTGTTTCATACCTTATCATTAATAGATTCGTTTAAAAGACGTCTAAGTAAATTTACCTCAAGAGGTTTAAATGAATTTCCTGACATTTTATTGTAAAAAGATGGTAGAGATACACCACTTTGGCGAAGAAATTCATCTCGTAGCTCTATCTTCTTCTCTCGTGATAAGAGATCATAATGGTTTTTAAATACCATTTTGGGCTGTTTTTCTCCCTTTCTCATAGTTGTTATCATTTTTATTATTAAATTTATAACGCAAAGGTATTATTTTAAAACCACAAGGTATAACAAATCTTCCATTATTTTATAATGGTATTATTATTTATACTTTTCCTAAACAAGAAATTTATGCTTAAAGGACATATAATAAACGAATTAATAGATGAAAGGCGAGTAAAAAAGGTCGATTTATACACCTATGCTGGTATTACAAAGTCTACGTTAGATAATATTATCAAAGGTATTAATGATCCCAAATGTACAACTATTGAAAAAATTGCAGATTTTTTCAAGATGCCTATTGACTTTTTCTTCAATAGAGAAATAGATATATCCAATTTAAACATCGGACATCAAGTAAAAGGCAACGGTAACAATGTTTCTGGTGATATAACCCTAAGTGAATATCAAAAAGAAATAGCTCATTTAAAAGAGCTTTTGGCTGAAAAAGAAAGAACAATTCAAATTCTAATGAATAAATAAGAAAAACGATGATTGTCAAAGCATTAAAAGAAGAAATTAAAAAAGTTCAAGAAACTGAAACTTGTTTTATCATCACCCCCATTGGAGATGACACTAGTATAATACGTAGAAAAACAGATGGCCTGATAAATAATGTAATAAGACCCGTATGTGAGAAATTAAATTTCAAGGCAATTCCTGCACACGAAATAGACAAGAGTGGTTCAATTACTAATCAAGTAATTAAATTAATACTTGACTCTAAATTAGTAATAGCAAATTTAACAGGACTTAACCCTAATGTTATGTATGAACTTGCTATAAGACACGCTGTGGGACTTCCTATTTTATGTTTAGCAGAAAAATCTACGGAATTACCTTTTGACATAACTACAGAACGTACTATATTTTACTGTGATGACATGTTTGGAGCAATAGAATTAAAGTCTGAACTGGAAAAAAAGATTAAAGCTACTTTGAATGATACAGAGATTGATAATCCTATTTATAGAGTTGCGAAAGAAAAATCTATTATAAAAAATATAGAACGCCTCGAAGATAAAGAGGAAAAGAATTCATTACTATATATTATTAACAAACTTGATAATATTGAGAAAAGAATCCCCGTATTAAAAACAGACCTATCTATCCCAAAGAGAATAGTAGATATAAAACTTATATTTGATAAATCTATAAAATCCCAATATGAGGATATAGAAACGAAAATTTATGAAATAATACCTACTTGTCTTGTGGCGAGACAAACTATTGATAAAGAAAATGAGATATTCATATATAATTTAGCTCCATTAGATGATATAGAGAATGTAATTTCTAATTTAAAAAATAGACTAGAGTATACATTGAATCTGACTATTATTGAATATGAAATCTTTAGAATGCACCTTCAATAATAAAATATAGACATTAATAGACGATTATCAACCGATTGACAATTATAGACTAAAAATATCAGCATAGGAAGGGTATAGAACATATGGAGTGACTTTCCCGCTACCCCGACGAAGAAAATCAAGTCAAGATTCACAAAATAAAGCCAGTACAATTAGTATTGGCTTTTTTATTATATATAGGATAAGTGTAATTATCCCCGTTTGGGGGCAAATAAAAAGGGCAATTCTTTGAACTATCTTTGAACAGGTTTCTAGCATTATCCTCATTTTCTTATTTAATTTAGAGTAAAAATCTATTTTGTTAACTTTACTACCCTTTTATTTTGGCGTTATCAATGTTTTGCGTTAACTTTATAGCGGAAATACAAACATTGTTTATAGAGAAAACGATAACAAACAAAATACTTAAACACATGAAGAAAACTCTGCTGATGCTCGTTGTTATTTTCATTTCACTATATTCGCATTCACAAAGTCCCTTTCTGAATTTTAGAATTCCAGAAGAATCAAATAAGCGTATCATTGGATATTCTTCAAGTAATAAAATAAATGTTTTTTTGAATATAAAATATCAATCTTGTAATACTCTAATACAGTATTACAAACAGGATTCTAATAAATTGATTGTGTAACAAAAATAACGATATGATGAAAAAGTTTTTTTATTTGAGTGCGATACTAGCCATAGTTTTGGTTTCATGTAATTCAGAAAAGGAGTATATAGCAAAACTCTCTAATACCGCTTCTATGATTGAGAAAGAAGCTGATTTAAGTGAAGCAATAGCTCTTCATTATTGTGATACTTGGAGAAAAGTAATTTACGATCATGAATACAATGGAGAATATTGCACTGATTTCAATGAAGCCTTAGCGAAGCATCAAGAGTTTATTATCACAACAGATACCTATAAGAGACTAAAACAAAAGAAAGATTCAATCGAGGCTATAATGCCACAACTAAATGATTATCCTTCAAGTTGTAAAGATGCTTATAATGAGTTAGTATCAATATATGCAGATGCAGATGAATTATTCAGATTCGCAGATGAGCCTAGGGGTTCTTTATCTACATACTCAACAAAAACGACAGACCTTTATCAAAAGATAGAAAAGTCACTGAAAGAATTTAAAATAAAGCATATACAAAACAAATAATTTAAAAGAGTAGTATAGTTATTGTAGCAGCTTATTGAATTTAAGACTATCAAAAGACAAAATAATAATTTCACTTCAAGAGCAACTTCAGAAAATACTGCTAGCAAATAGTGTTCAAAAGCTAGAAATTACTCTTTTGAATTATGAGTTAGAAAGGAATAGAACGAAGATCTCAAAATAGCGTTTTTGAACTAGCTTTGAAATAGTGACGGTATATGACAGCGATACCGTCACTATCGCAAGCATATACCGTCACTATCTTTACCGGATAGCGTCACCCTTTTACATGTTCAAATAATAATCCCGGGTTAGCGTCATATATTCCTCGCTATATTGATGACGAGCCAGTTCTGTCAATAGTTCTTCTACAATGCACTCTTGATTGGAAAAAGAAAAAGTAATCAAAACACGTTTCGGAATACCGCCGGGTTTAGTGATTACATTCAGTTGACGGACTGCATATAATTTCTTTATAGAAGCTATCTTTTTTACCCGTTCAGCTACATCTGCCGGAATCACCACTGTAAAAAATCCGTTTTCTGTCAATAATCCGCTTACTCCTTCCAACAAATCTTCATAGGTCAAAGAATCATTGTGACGCGCCGCGGCTCTCTGACGATCCGGACATTCCAGCGAATCGACAAAATAAGGAGGATTAGAAACAATTACGTCGAATTTATCCGAAGACCTGTATTTCCTAAAATCAGCCTGCACCACCTCTACCCGCTCCTTCCAGGGCGAACGAATAATATTTTCCCTGGCTTGCCCGACAGCCGCTTCATCTATTTCCAACGCTACAATATTTGCATCCGGCAAACTGCGTTGCACCAACATTAAAGCTACCAACCCTGTTCCCGTCCCAATATCCAAAATCCGGTGCGCACTTTCAACGGAAGTCCAAGCTCCCAGAAGCACCCCATCCGTACCGACTTTCATGGCACATTTATCATGCCATACCGTAAATTGCTTAAATTGAAAATAAGGATTCGACATTTTATCCGTTTATCTTAAAGCCGTTTTATACTATTATTTTATTGCAAATCGCCAAAAATAAATAATAATTATGGAATACTCCCTTTACAAGCCGATATTTTGGCATTGTTTTTGTGTTTTTATTCTGCGCAGTGCTTTATTATTAGAGAGAATCAATTAACTTTGCAAACGATTTATGCATATCAATATGACATAAACTAAATTAAAACGAAAAAATGAAAGAAAGATATTTATTGGAAGATGGAGGCGATAACAACTTCTCGCTAATCACAGACTATGATGGGAACGATGAACAAGCATTTGATGTAAATGTGAAATCTGGTGAAATTCTTCCGGTACTCCCCTTACGTAATATGGTATTGTTTCCTGGAGTATTCCTGCCGATCACGGTAGGCCGTAAGTCTTCTCTGAAACTCGTACGAGATGCTGACAAGAAACATAAAGATATTGCAGTAGTATGCCAGAGATCGGCACATACAGAAGATCCGAAACTGGAAGATTTACACAATATCGGTACCGTAGGACGAATTGTGCGGATATTGGAAATGCCGGATCAGACAACAACAGTCATTCTTCAGGGAATGAAACGTTTAAGTCTGACTAGCATCATCGAAACTCATCCGTACCTGAAAGGTGAAATAGAACTTTTGGAGGAAGATGTCCCCGGCAAAGATGATAAAGAGTTTCAAGCCCTGGTGGAAACTTGCAAGGACTTGACAATGAGATACATCAAATCATCAGATGTGATGCATCAGGATTCGTCGTTTGCTATTAAAAATATCAACAACTCAATGTTCCTGGTCAATTTCATCTGCTCAAACCTGCCGTTCAAGAAAGATGAGAAGATGGACTTGTTGAGCATCAACTCATTGCGTGAACGCACTTATCACTTACTGGAAATTCTGAACCGCGAAGTGCAACTGGCAGAAATCAAGGCATCCATCCAAATGCGTGCCCGCGAAGATATCGACCAGCAGCAACGCGAATACTTCCTGCAACAGCAGATCAAAACCATCCAGGATGAACTGGGTGGCGGCGGTCAGGAGCAGGAAATAGAGGAAATGCGCCAGAAGGCAGAAAGAATGCGCTGGAATTTAGAAGTCAGAGACACGTTCATGAAAGAACTTGCCAAACTGGAACGCACTCATCCGCAATCTCCGGATTACAGCGTACAGCTCAACTATCTGCAAACGATGCTCAATCTCCCATGGGGTACTTATACAACTGACAATCTGAACCTTAAAAACGCAGAAAAGACGTTGAACAAAGACCATTACGGACTGGAGAAAGTAAAAGAGCGTATTTTGGAACACTTAGCCGTATTAAAGCTGAAAGGTGATATGAAATCACCGATTATCTGCTTGTATGGCCCTCCGGGAGTGGGTAAAACATCTCTTGGAAAATCCATCGCATCTGCGCTCAAACGGAAATATGTACGTATGTCTTTAGGTGGTGTGCATGACGAAGCAGAGATTCGCGGTCACCGTAAGACTTATATCGGTGCTATGCCCGGACGAATTATCAAGAGCTTAATAAAAGCCGGTGCGTCCAATCCTGTCTTCATCCTGGATGAAATAGACAAAGTCAGCGCCGACCGTCAGGGAGACCCTTCTTCTGCATTGCTGGAAGTGCTCGACCCGGAACAGAACACATCTTTCCATGATAACTTCCTGGATGTAGACTATGATCTCTCCAAGGTATTGTTTATTGCAACAGCCAATAACCTGAATACAATCCCCGGTCCATTGCTCGACCGTATGGAATTGATTGAAGTAAGCGGATACATCACAGAAGAAAAAGTAGAGATTGCCCGCAAGCATCTGCTGCCCAAAGAGCTGGAAGCCAACGGACTCAAAAAGACAGATATTAAACTTCCCAAAGATACACTGGAAGCCATAATCGAGTCATATACCCGTGAAAGCGGTGTTCGTGAGCTGGAAAAGAAGATCGGTAAGATTCTTCGCAAATCGGCCCGCCAATATGCTACGGACGGTTATTTTGCCAAGGCGGAAATCAAACCGACAGATTTGTATGATTTCCTTGGAGCACCGGAATATACACGCGACAAGTATCAGGGAAATGATTACGCAGGTGTAGTCACCGGATTGGCATGGACAGCTGTCGGGGGCGAAATCTTATTTGTAGAAACCAGTTTGAGCCGTGGCAAGGGCGGACGTCTCACACTGACAGGTAACCTGGGAGATGTGATGAAAGAATCTGCCATGCTGGCACTTGAATATATCAAGGCGCACGCTTCTGTTCTTAGTCTGGATGAAGAGATTTTTGACAACTGGAATATCCATATCCACGTTCCTGAAGGGGCTATTCCGAAAGATGGTCCGTCAGCAGGTATCACGATGGCCACTTCACTGGCTTCTGCCCTGACTCAAAGAAAAGTGAAAGCCAACATTGCCATGACGGGAGAAATCACTCTTCGCGGCAAAGTGCTTCCTGTGGGTGGCATCAAGGAGAAGATATTGGCAGCCAAACGTGCCGGAATCAAGGAAATCATCATGAGTGCCGAGAACAAAAAGAACATAGATGAAATTCAATATATTTATTTGAAAGGACTGACTTTCCACTATGTAAACGATATAAAAGAGGTATTCGCTATTGCATTGACTAACGAGAAAGTAGCGGATCCTATTGATTTATCTGTTAAGAAACCCAGCCAGGAATGACATTTGAGTTACAATATACAGACACTAAAAGTAATGCCCGTGC